TGCCTTCCTGGGACGCAAGATTCTCAGCCAGCTTGTAACGGTGGGGGTCAATCAGCAGCTGACAGTAGTACTTGTTTCCGTGGTTCAGGGGCATGGCCTGCGGTCTAGTCTGCTACACAATAGCATACTGCGTCACAGTAGTCTCACCATCGCACATCGTCATCCACCCTCTTCCGCCAAGCATTAGCTTGCGCCACCCGCGCCCCACCCCTCTGCTTGGCGCACCCCTTCCGTACATCCCGCGCCCACTCCAAAAAAGCCGCAGCCCTCTGCAAATCCGCCGTCTTCGCCGCACGAATTTCCCGATTCAGCCATTCGAGCACCAGCTCTCTTCCCGTGCGGGCTGGACTCATGAGACTAAATCTGAGACTCGCATGACCGACTGGGGCCGATGCTCAGGACAAAGCTCCAGTGCCTTCATCCGTGCGGAGAAAGCATCTGGAGCAACGATGAACAGATCGTGAGTACCGCCGTGACGCGTGTGCATCCGAACGCGGTACTCAAAACCTTCCTGGGTCACTTGGCCTCTTGCCAGCTATCCCCGACCTTAGCTTCAGCAAGCGGCGGAATCTCGCCCAACCACTTCACCTCACACTCCTCCATCACGGATTGCAGCTGGAGCGCCCAGGTGTCTGCGTGTTCTTCAGCGACGAGCAGGATGATCTCGTCATGCACCACGCCGGCCAAGCGCACAACATCTTCCCCGTCGGCGTGAAGTAACGGCCACAGTTTGCCGAGAGTAAGTTTGAGGACTGCTGCACCGGCTCCCTGGATTGGCGTATTACAGCGGGTAGTGAGTTTGTTGTTTTCGCCCGGTAAAAACCGCCGCAAGCCCGAGATGCGTATGCGGATAGATGGATTGTCCTTAGCCGCATCAGCATCTCTAGCATTTTTGCGCTGCCATGCGGAGATGCCTTTATATGCAGCGTGGAACTTTTCCCGCACCTCCGCAGCCTCATCAAGATCCATCTGGATCCCCATTGCTGCTGCGTAGTTCCTGAGTCCTTTTGCACCGGATCCATAGAGCAATCCGAAGTTTGCCGATTTTGAGACCTGCCGCTGCTCCTTCGTAACTTCATCTTCCGCGACCCCGTAAATCTGCGTCGCCGTAATCGTATGAAGGTCTTTCCCCTGCTGGAACACCTGAGTCATAAGAGAATCCTTAGCTTCTGCCGCCGCTAGCCTCAGCTCCATCTGCCCGTAATCTGCTACAACAAACTTGTAACCTTCTGGCGCCTGCACACACGCTCTAAATCTCTGATCACGCGGAATCTGCTGGAGATTTGGACTCATACATGACATCCTTCCGGTATCAGCCCCCAACTGCATGTAACTGGCACGAATAAACCCATCTTTCGACAAGTTCTTCAGCAAAGTTTCAGCCATCTGCCGACGTTTCTCCACCCGTTTCCACCTCAAATAATCCGCCACAACTTTGTGATCGCCCACATATTCCTGGAGTGCCAGCTTGCTAGCACTGGGCTTGTTGCTCTTGGCGTCCATCGGCGGCTCACCCAACAGCGCCGTGAACTTTTTCAGCAACTGCGCAGGACTGTTGAGGTTAAACACATCTGGATCAACCTTCTTACCCTTCGGCCCAGGCTTCGTCTGGTACAACAGTTTCCCATCAATCCCGCGACACAGCTTGTGTCCATTAGGCAGCGCAGCATCAAAATCTTCAATGAACTTCTCGCCAACCTCGTGGTGCTCAGTATCTAAATCCTCGATAACTTTAATAAGCGCCTCCTTATTAAAGGGAAGGCCGGTTCGCCATAATTGCGCCATTGCTGGCAATGCATTGCACTCCAAATACCAAGCCGGGTGGAGCGCAGCCGTCGCCATCCGCTGCTGAATCTGTTCGTACAAGTCGAGCAACACCAGCACATCTTTGGCGGCATACTCCAGCTGACTCTCGGTCAGATCCCCCGACCAGTCACTCTTCTGCTCCTCCTTAGAAATATCCTCGTGCAGGTAGCGCTTCACCAAGTGCTGGAGCCCGTGCTTGACATTGGGCATCCCGTTGGTAAGAATCCGGCTTGCCAGCATGGTGCACAAAATCTTGCCCGCCGGATAAATTTCGTGTTCTTGGAGCCAGCCAAGATCAAAAACAGCGTTGTGCGCCACCCATGTGCGCTCCACGCCGAAAAATTCTTCGACCTCGATCCAATCGTTGTCATCCAACGCAAAGCAGTCGAGCACTACAGGCGGTTTGCCTGGAGCGCCCAACTGCAGTAACCGCATCCCGCCCATTTTTGGCTGGAGCTGCGTCGTCTCCGAGTCAAAAGCGATGAGCTTTTCGCCGTCGAGCGTGTGGAGCTGCTCGATCCCTTGAAGGAAGTCCAAGCCTGGTAGGGCAACTTGTACCCTACTACTCTAGCAGGCTGTCAAGCTCCCGTGCCGAGCACAACTCCGCCGCCGCGAGTGTCCCACCCTCGGGAAGTCCCAGCAAACACCGCTTTTCCCAATGTATGCAGCATCTGCATGGACCCCCATCCTCCTGGGGCTTGTAGCTGAGCCGAAGCCGCTCCATGCGAATCTCCAGTAACCCAGCCTCACTGGAGCGATAACACTTCATACACATCACTGGGTTGGTTGTGTGCTTACCGCACTTTTGGCACGGCCTGCTGTTGATCGAAATCGCCATCACGAAAAATGAACACGTAAAAATCCTGGTAAACGCCGAAGCAGATGCTTCCGGGAGTGCATTGCAGCCCCCTGCGGCAGCTCTACCTCAACAGTAAAAACGGAGTACCCACACTTGGAGCACTTCCTTTTGCGAAGAATCGACTCAGCGGTGTCGTGGCAAGTGCGATCCACATCAATCCGCTCGTGATCACAATTAGCGCACCGCATCAGTCCACCCAGCTCCAGGCAAGCCTTTTACAGATACGCCAAGCGTGCTTCGGGTCCACATCAAACTCATCCGAAAGTTTTCTGTAAGACCAACCTTCTGCCTGGAGCTTGCGCATCTTTTGTACAAGTTCAGGCGTCAGAATTGCGGCGAAATTTTCCTCACCGCGTTTGAAAGGTTTAGTAGTAACCATGGGTCAAGCAATAGTCAGTTGTTCCAATGCCGGATAACCCCGGCGCAAATAAATACGTTTGTAGTCATGTAGGCCGCAAGGATAAAAAAGCGCACCAGTGCAACCTGATCAGCAATCCGGTCATGCTGGTGCGCCTTCTCCCCCAGTGCCTTGGCGACAACCCGCCACCAGTGCCTCATTTTTCCCGGTACGCCTCGGTAGCCAAGGTGTTAATCAACCGCGTCAGGTACCATCTGGCTTTTTCCGCATCCTCAAGAGGATCCTTCTTAAGCCACATCCGGCTGAGGTACTTGAGGCAATTCCACTGGAGCGAACCAGTGACAGGATCAGGCGCATGACGCACCCAATCCTCCAGCACCTCAATCACCTCGAACCGGCCAGCGGTGTAGTGCCGGGGGTGTTCAACGTTGCTCATCCCCTAGAACCCTGAACGGCCTTGTCACCCTGATACCGCCCGGTCATGGAGTAGTCCTTGGCCGGCAGCATCGACATCCGGTGGAACACAATCTGCGCAATCCGCATCCCAGGCCACAGGGCAACCGGGTGCATCATCCGCGCATTTTGCAGTTCCAGCGTTAGCCTCCCACAGTATCCGGGGTCGATATACCCAGCAAGGAGATGCTCAATCCCCTCCCTAGCACGACTGGACTTAAGCGCCAGCTGCCCAGCAATACAGTCCGGCAACCGGAACTCCTCGACCGTCTCCGCAAGGATGAACTCATGCGGATGGAGCATGAACGGATCTTCTTGCGTGCGCCCAGCAATGGAAAAGGGCACCAGCTGAGGCGTTGACGGCAACTCCACCAGCAAATTCTCACCGAGTCTCACATCAAGACTCGCTGGATTCACCAGCTCTGGATCGAAGGGCGTCACCAGATCCCGCCGCACCAGCGACAGGATCTCCACGTCAGGCAAAATCACGCCTTGACCTCAGCAGCATCCTGCTGGATCGACACGTGCCGCCAGGTCTTACCGGCCTTGATGCAGTTAATCGTGGTGGGATGCACCGCAAACTCCTTAGCGATCTTCGCCACCGACTTCCCACCAGCAGCCAGCTGGCGCTTGATCTCCAGCACCTTCGGCTCAGTCAGCACCGCAACTCCACGCTTGCCCTTGCGGCTGGACTTACGAGTCTTACTTTGAGACTGGCGTACGGCAGATGTACGTACAATTTTCTCGCCAGCAGGCAG